CATCGACCGCTGGGTGCAGGACTCTGTTGCCCTGGCTGGCGCACTACCGGAGGAGCAGGCGATGCAGATGCTGGACCTGGTGGACCTGGACGAGGCGCAGCGCATCCGTGCCCGCCGGCTGGGAGTGCCGGAGTCGATCATCAGGAACAAGCAGATGGTCGTGGAGGCTCGCCAGAAGCGCCAGCAGCAGCAGGAGGCCATGATGGCTATCGAGATGGCCCGCGGTGCTGGCGAGGCCGGGCAGGCCATGGCCGCTGCCAACCCAGAGGGCGGCGATGAGCAGTGAGTTCAGCGACTACGAGCAGTTGGTCGTCGCGACGTTCCAGACGGTGCCGGCCCAGAAGCTGCTCAAGACCTGGATCAACATGTACACGGAGGGTGGCCTGATGGGCGACTCCTGCTGCAACACCGCATACCGGGTGGGGCAGTGCGAGTTCGTCCAGGAGGTCGCCGGGATAATGCGGAAGCTGGAGAACCATCATGGCTGAGTGGCTAGAGAACCTGCCGGACGACCTGAAAGAGAACGAGACCCTGAAGCAGACGCCGGACGTTGAGACGCTGGCGAAGCGATTCCTCGAGACGAAGGCCGCTGTCGGTAACGGCATCAGGATCCCATCGGAGGATGCGAGCGAGGAGGTCTGGAACGAGTTCAACGAGAAGCTGCGCACCCGAGTGCCGGACCTGGTCAACGTGAAGGACAAGGACGGCGTGTTCGCCAAGCTGGGCCGGCCTGAGTCACCGGACGGCTACGAGCTGGGCGAGACCGAGGTGGAGCTGGACGAGACGTTCGAGTCGGACCTGAAGAAGACCGCCCATGAGCTTGGCCTGACCAACGAGCAGTTCCAGGGGATCATGTCGAAGAACCTGGACGCCGTGAAGCAGGTGCAGTCGAAGTCCGAGGAGGCGAAGAAGGAGGCCGAGTCGGCCCTGAAGGAACGCTGGGGCGATGCCTACGGCACGAAGCGCAGCAACGCCGTGCTGGCGGCTGAGAAGTACGGCCTGGTGGACCAGCTCGACACCGCCCCGGTCGGCCTGATGGAGGCGCTGTCCGATGTGGGTGCCACCCTGGGCGAACCGCAGTCACCGGGGAACACCGGCACTCGAGCGGGAGCCCTCACCCCCGGTGAGGCCAAGGCCCGCATCTCGGAGATCCAGGGGAATCCGAAGCACCCGTACCACGACCGCCGGCACCCCGGCCACAACCAGGCGGTGGAGGAGTTCCACAAGCTGCACCAGGCGCTGGTTGCGGGTCGCGGCTGACAGGGATACTATTCGCGCATGGGATTCCCGCCTTCGCGGCCCCTCAGACGCTGGGAAAGACCAGAGTCCGGGGCCGCTAGAAGGCCCAAGGCAAAGCCCGGCATGAGCCGGTTTCCTAAGCCGCTAGGATTTACTTTGTACTTGGAGGGAATACCCCATGGCATCTACCATCGACATTGCATTTGTCGAGACTTTCAAGAACACGCTGCTCCATGCGTACCAGCAGAAAGGCTCTCGACTCTTCGCCCACACCTATGTGGAATCCTTCACCGGCGAGGCTCACAACTTCGAGCGTCTCGGTGAGTTCACCGCGTCTGAGCGCACCACGCGCCATCAGGACACGCCGATCAACGATGCCCCGCACTCGAGGCGCATCGTGGTTCCGGGCGACTACGACTGGGGCGACCTGGTCGACCGCGAGGACAAGCTCCGTCTGCTGATCGACCCCGAGTCGAACTACATGCGGGCCGCTCGCGCCGCTCTGGGCCGGAAGCTGGATGATGTGATCATCGCCGCTGCCGGCGGTAACGCTGTCTCGAAGGCTGCTGACGGCTCGACCTCGAACGTCGCGCTGCCGGCCGGCCAGAAGGTCGGCGTCCAGTTCGGTGAAAGCCCCGCGGCCGACGCCGGCCTGACCCTCGGCAAGCTGCTGGAAGGCATCCGCATCCTGCAGTCCAACGAGGCCTGGGAAGACGGCGAGATGTGCTTCGTCTACGGCTCCAAGCAGGTGAACGATGTCCTGAAGATTGCCGAGCTGACCAGCTCCGACTACCAGACCATCCAGGCCCTGACGGCCGGTACTCTGGAAGGCGTGGGTCCGCTGGGTCTTCGCTGGATCCGTTCGGAGCGCCTGCCGCTCTCCACCGCCGACCGTTCCTGCTACATGTGGAACACGATGGCGATTGGCACCGGCGTGAACGAGGAGTTCTTCGGCCAGATCGCACCGGATCCGACCAAGGGCTTCGCGCACCGTGTCTATGCCCGCGGCTCCTGGGGTGCGACTCGCATCTGGGACGAGGGCGTCGTGGAGATCATCGCCGACGAGGCTCCGTAATCCATGGCTGATACGGCTACGTCCGTAGCGAACGAGGCCCTGCTCCTTCTGGGGCAGGGCTTCATCGCTGCCCTGGATGAGAAGAGCCAGAAGGCCGAGATCGCCCGGCTGTTCTTCGACCCCTGCGTCCGCACTGCGCTGCGTGATGCGAACTGGAATGCCGCCACGGCCCGGAAGGTGCTGCCGCGCATCTCGACCGATCCCGACTTCGGGTGGTCGTATGCCTACCGGCTACCGTCCAACTACATCCGCATCGTGGCGATCTACGACGGCGACGGCGACAAGCTCGAGACCGACCAGTACGACCTGGAAGGCCGGGCCATCCTGACCAACTGCGGCGAGATCCGGCTCCGGTATGTGGAGGAGACCAGCATCTCGCTGATGCCGAGAGACTTCGTGGACTGTGTCGCTGCCCTGCTGGCGGCGAAGATGGCCTCGAAGCTGACCGGCTCGAACTCCAAGGTGCAGAACATGTACGCGCTGTACCGGGACCGACTGAACGCTGCCATCGGATCCGACGCTGTCGCCGATGAGCAGGACACGGCCCGAGATGTCTCCGTGCTGGAGGCTATCCGGTGAGAACGAAGCAGGCCATCACCGATTTCACAGGTGGCCGCATCTCTCGCCGACTGGGGGCTCGCACCGGCTCTGATCGGTATAAGCAGAGCGCCTTCACCCTGGATAACTGGATCGTGCTGCGAGAGGGCGGCGTGTTCCGGCGTCCGGGTTTCGAGTACATCGCCCAGTTCGACCCGATCCAGAGCGCCGACAACGACGTACTGCGGTGCATCAACTTCGTGGGCGAGGACGACGATGTCTGCCTGATCATCGGTGCCTCTCGGATGTGGGCGGTCGAGGATGGCGAGCTGGTCTGGTTCACCGCCCCCAGCGCCTCCCCGTACAAGGTCAACGAGATCTGGGATGTGCAGTACGCCCAGGACCGGGAGGAGATCTGGTTCTTCCACCCGAGCTACGCGCCGAGGAAGCTGACCCGCACCGCGACCGGCCCGAGCCAGTTCGAGCTGACCCTGCCCGACCTGGAGGAGATCCCGCAGCACAACTTCCGAGATGCCACCTCCCCGGAGGGCGAGGGGCTGTCGCTCGAGTTCGACTTCACCGGCACCTGGAATGATGGCGATAAGTTCGGCGTTGACATCCCGACCATTCGGCCTGGTGGTGATGGTGGGGTCATCGAGGTCGAGTACTCCGCAACGCCTGCGATCATGCGCCAGAGGCTGGAGGAGCGAATCTACTTCGGCATCCAGGTGGCAGTGGCCCCGCTATCCATCCTTCTCGGGATCCAGTACTCAGAGGTTACGGTCACCGGCGACGGCCCCTACATCGTGCAGGTGGTCCCGGACAACGGCATCACGGCCGACGAGATCAGCATCAGCGTGGGCGACATCGGCGTCCTGAACACTGACGGGTTGGTGATCAGCCCTGCCACCGGGACGCAGCTCCTGGTCCCGGAGGATGCCTGGTCGAACGAGCGAGGCTGGCCGGCGTTCGGCGTGTTCCATGAGCAACGCCTGATACTGAGCGGCCACCCGCAGCTTCCCGGTCGCATCTGGGGATCCAGGGTGGGCAAGTACACCGACTTCGCCCCCGGCCCCTACGACTCCGACCCGTGGGAGTTCGACCTGGTCGCCAAGGGCCGGCCGGATGTGCGCTGGATGGCCTCCTCCCGCCGGCTGGTGGTCGGCACTCAGGCCGGTGAGTTCGTGCAGTTGAACGCGCCCCTGACGCCCACCTCGCCCTACTTCGTGAACCAGACCGCCTATCGGTCGGCCTCGGTACGCCCGCTGCAGGTGAACGCCGAGACGCTGTACTGCACGGTCGGTGGCCGGAAGCTGCGCAACCTGACCTACAGCGACGAGCGCCAGTCGTACCAGAGTGCGGACCTGGCCTACTCCGTCTCCGACTGGACATCGTCCGGTATCGTGGACATGGCCTACGCCCAGGAGCCCGACTCGATCATCTGGTGCGTGACTCGGGACGGGGTGCTGATCGGCCTGACCTACGACCCGGAGCTGGGGGTGCTGGCATGGCATCGCCACTACACGCTGGGCCGGATCAAGTCCGTGTGTGTCACCCATCAGGGTGGATACGACAACGTCTATGTGATCACCGCCCGAGACGGCGTGTGGTGCCTGCTGCGGATGCGCTACTCCAGCGAGGACTTCATCACCGAGGGTGCCGCGCTCGACCATGTCGGGATCGAGACCGGCGACCGTGTGAACTCGGACACCTTCATCGACTACTGGCGAGAGGTCGCGCCCGTGCTGCGCTCCGATGGCGTGGCCCTGCCGGTAGTCGGTGGAGACCTACAGGGATACGAGCTTGAGGCCGTCTTCGACGGTGCCCGCACCGGGACGCATGAGCTTGTCACCCAGGAGATCGTCGTACCCGGCGACTCCGCACCGGATCGTGCCGTGGTCGGTATCCCTTACCGCTCCGTGATGGTTCCCACTCCGCTCGAGGGAGCCGACTACGGTACGTCTCAGGTGAACCACACCCGGTTCGCCCAGCTATTCCTCCGGCTGGTGGAGTCGGCCATGCCCACCGTGGACGGCATCCGGCCCGAGGAGCGGTTCCCGTCCGACCCGATGGGCGAGGAGCCGCCGCTGTTCACCGGGGATGTGCTGGTGGCCGGTGTCGAGAGTACCCGGCCGCATAGTATGCGCATAGAGTCCGACTTGCCGTATCCTTGCTACATCGCTGGATTCTTCGGGGTGGTGGAGAGCAATGAAGATTGAAGGGCTGACAGTGACCGACGCCGAGCTGATCTGCCGCGAGGGCGGGCTGCTGCACTCGTTCTGGGACGAGCATGAGTACTCCACCGTGGGTGACTTCGTCTCCGATCAGGCGTTCGCCGCCCTGGCGCACTTCGTCGCCGCGGATGACACGCTGACCATCGGTGCGTTCGATAACGATGCGCCCATCGGCCTGCTGGCCCTGATGTCGCACCGCTCGTTCTGGGGCACCACCCGGCTCGGGTCCGAGGTTCTCTGGTACGTCACGCCGGCCCGCCGGGGCGAGGGCATCGGGCGCGACCTGATGCAGCACGGCACTGCCTGGGCGAGGGAGAAGGGCGTCCAGCTCATCCAGGCCCACGCCGATGGCCGGCAGATATTCGTGAGGGTTCACTGATGTGCTACGAGGTATTGGCCGCGGGACTCGGGGCAGTCGGGACCGGGCTGGACATAGCCGGCGCGTTCGGCGCGAAGAAGGCCGGGAAAGAGGCCAAGAAGCGCGAGCAGATGGCGACCCGCGAGAAGGTTCGCCGGATCGACCGCTCCCGCGAGGTCACGATGTCCGGGGCGAGGGCGCAGGCCGGCGCGTCCGGTGTCCGGGTGGAGAGCCAGTCAGTGCTGGAGTACATGGCCGACATGGCGAGTGAGTTCGAGCGCGAGAGGGCGTTCACGAAACGAGCCGGGGCGAGTGCGGCCAAGCTGGCCGAGCGCCAGGGCGATGCCACGGCCATGCAGTACTACGGGCGGGCGCTGGGTTCGGCGACGGACCTGCTGAGCTTCGCCTATGACCGCTGGAGCAAGCCGGACAGCCCCTGATGGACCTGAAGACCTACATCGCCCAGTCACCGACCGGGATCCCCTCGGAGAGCCCGCAGCAGGCGGGTGCCCGTGTGGCCGGCCTGTCCACCGGCGTGAATGCCCTGACCCAGTGGGCGCAGGAGGCGAACGCCGCCCAGGCTGAGATGGAGGCCATGAACGGCCTGGTCACCGCCCAGAGCGAGATCAACGAGTGGATGGGTAGCCTGGCCGGCGAGCGGTGGGGCATGGTCGATGGGGAGCAGGTGGACCGGGCCGACCCCCAGAGCAACGGCCTGATGCGCGAGTACAACGCCCGCACGAAAGAGATCACCGAGTCGGTCATGGAGGGCGTCAGTAGCCGCCGGGCGCGGCAGGCGCTGCGTGGCCGGCTGGGGCAGTACTTCGCCCAGAATGCGCTCCAGGTGTCCAAGGCCCAGCGGGCGCTGCAGTTGGACGCGATCC